ATCGAGTTTCTACAGGGGCGTTACCACTACTGACTTGGCGTTCTGCATCGACCTCGTCAAAGGTCTGGCCGGTGGCCAGCAGGGTGACGGGCACGTCCGGGTGGTTTTGCTGGAAGCGCAGCACCGCCACGTCCACGTACTGCGGCGCGATCTCCACGCTGCGGCACGCCCGCCCGCTGCGCTGCGCCGCCAGCATCGTGGTGCCGCTGCCGCAAAAGGGCTCGTACACCACGTCGCCCGCGTCCGTGTAGGCCCGCAAGATGTGCTCAGGCAGGGCCACCGGGAACACGGCCGGGTGGTCGATGTCTTGCCCGATCTTGCCCTTGTGGCGCATGATGCGGATCACCGAGTCGGGGATCTTGGTGTCCTGCGTCACCTGGCCGACATGGTTCCAGCCCGTCTTGCTGCCGTCCTTGTTGCGCATGCCGCCAGCGCTGGTGCCGTCGCCGCGCAGATGGGTGTCGCGTCCGGCGTAGATGCAGGGCACGATCTTGTTGGCCTGCCGGGACTGCCGGTTGAAGTGAAACACGAACTCGAAGGCCGGCGCGAGCCGCCCGTTCCAGTCTCCGGGCAGGCCCGGCCCCTGATCCCAGACGTACCAGCCAAAGCGCCGCCAGCCTTGGATGCGCATCCAGGCCAGCCAGCCGTCCCAGTAGGGGATGAACTCGTTGTCGCGGTGAATGAGGCCCAGGTTGACCAGCACCTGGCCGCCATCGGCCATGGGCAGCTGGGCAAACACGCCGCGCATCAGGCCCTCCCAATCGCCGATGCCGCCGCTGGTGTAGTCGCGCTGGTTGCCGTAGGGTGGGCTGGTAAAGCACAGGCTGGCGCGCTCGCCGGCCATCAGCGCAGCGATCACGGCCGGGTTGCTCGAGTCGCCACAGATCAGGCGGTGCGCGCCAAGCTGCCACACATCGCCTGGCTGGGACACCGGCACCACAGGCGCATCCGGCACTTCGTCGGCGGCTTCATCTTCGTTGGCATCGGGCGCCTGGGCTGCGTCATCTGCGTCGTCCTCGTCGGCGAGCAGGGCCTTGATCTCGGCCCCTTCAAAGCCGGTGAGCGCAAGGTCAAATCCGGCCTCGTGCAACTCGGCCAGTTCCAGCGCCAGCAGTTCGTTGTCCCAGCCGGCATCGAGCGCCAGCCGGTTGTCGGCGATCACGTAGGCGCGGCGCTGCGTCGGGCTCAGGTGGTCAAGCACCACCACCGGCACCGCGTCCAGCCCGAGTTTTTGCGCAGCGGCCAGCCGGCCGTGACCGGCCACGATCACCCCGTCGCCGCCCACCAGAATGGGGTTGGTGAAGCCGAACTCGACTATCGATGCGGCGATCTGCCCGATCTGCGCCTCCGAGTGCGTGCGGGCGTTGCGGGCGTAGGGCACGAGCTTGGCGGTGGGCCACTGCTCGATGCGCGAGGACTGCCAAGGCTCAGACATGGATCAGACCCGGCACGTACACGGTGCGGCCTTGCACCCGCTTGGCGGTGAGCAGTTGCGTGCGATCTTGCGGCAAGGCCAGCGCCAGATGCGCCCAGCGACCGAATTCGTGGATGATTTGCACACAGGGCAACTGCAACTGCTCGGCGCGCTGGCAGACGGCCAAGGGCGTGAAGCCGGGCACGATCAAGTCGGCCGCACGCCCCTGGATGTGGTGGCTGCGCGTGCTGCCGCCCACGGCGCGGTTGAGTGCGAGCGAGCGGTAGCCGGAAGTGATCACCACCGGCCGCGCCAAGCTGGCGCGCAAGGGTTCGAGCACCCGCTGGCACAGCAGGCGCAGGTTGTCGATCACCTCGGGTGTGGGCTCGTTGGCAATGCCACGGCGCGCCGCCGTTTCCGAGACCACAAATTCAGCCAATTCAAAGTGCGGGGACAGTTGCATATTCGACTCCAAGGGCGCGCGTCGCGCGCGCTGGCGCGGCGCCGCCGGTGGGCCGCCAAGCGCGCTGACGCAAAAAAACCGCCGGGCTTGCTCGCCGGGCGGGTCGGGGGTGTGTGGATGGCAGGCGCTCTGGGGCGCGCTGGTAACCGCGTCTGGTAACCGTCTGGTAACCTGATTTTTTGGCCTGACGCTAGGCCTATGTGGCGCGTCCCCCACCAGCATCTTTTCAATGCCAGGAAGGACCCGTTGCGTTGCTGGCGTGGCCTCAAGCGAGGCCGATGTCCAGAACATAGCCCAAATAATAGCCCCAAACGGGCTTTTTGTTGCAGGGCGGGAGCGCCTCAAAACGGACAAGCGGGGCAAAGTGGGGACAATCGCAGCCGGCCTTGCCCTACGTGGCCCTCTGGTTTGAAGGCGCATCCGCTGCCGCGCCATTCAAGTGCTGCGCCACAGTCTCCAATGCCCGCTGCCAGCGCCGCCACGCCGTGCTGCGGTCGCAGGCAAAGCGGATCGTGATCTCGCGCCAGCCGCAGCGCTTGGCCCGCATCCACACCAGATGGCGCTGCTCGACCTCCAGCCATTGCACCCAGCGCATCACCTCCAGCATCCGATCAATGGCCTCGGGGCTCGGCGGCAAGGGTCGGTGCACCTTCTCGTCGGCCGCAAAGGCTTCCCACTGCTGGCGCGCAAAGGCAGGCCAGCAGTTGAAGTAGCCCTGCACACGCACTGGCGGCAGGCGCCGACCGGTGCTGGCAGCCTCGGCAAAGCGTGCGGCCACCTCGTCGGATGTCCACTCAGCCATGTCGCGGCCCTCCCGGCCCGTACAGGCGCTCGCCAATGCGTCGCACGAACTCGCGCTCGAGGAAGTCCAGCCGCTCGTCGGTTGCGTTGACCACCAGAATGTGCTGGTCACGCCAGCCACGCTGCTTGATGGCGTCCAGATCGGTGACCTCTGGCTGCAGCCGACCGAGGGGGCAGCGGTATTGGGGAGTCGGAACCTTCATCTCACACCTCCTGCGTTTCGATGGCCCAGTGCAGCAGCGCCAGCGCGTCGGCCTCGTTGTCGTCGGCCGGTTGGTGCCCGCGGGCGCACACAGCGGCGATCATGTCCGCCTTGCTCGCATTGCCCTTGCCGGTGGCGTGCTTCTTGATCGTGCCCACCGGCACGCCTTGGTAGGGGATCTGGTGGTGCTCGCACCAGGCCGTGAGCGTGGCCAGAAACCCGCCGTAGGCGTGAGCGGCATCGGTCGAGGCGTGGCGGCGCACTTCTTCGAAATGCAGGCAGTCGATGCCGTCGCAAGACTGCTTGATCTCGGTGAGCCAGCGCTTGAAGCGCAGGAAGCGCATGCCGCCGCCTTCGAAGCGCTGCGGCCGAAAGCCCTCGGTGCCGCTGGTGATGTGGCCGTCGCTGCCGCGCAGCGCCCAGCCGGTGCTGCTGCCCAGATCCAGGGCCAGGAGGGTGGTGGTGCTCATTGGTGTCAATCCTTGTTTTGCTTGGACTGACGCATCGGACGCAGCTTGACGTAACTTTCCATGAGGCGCGCGCGTATGCGCGTATAGAGAGTTACGTTCAAAAACGTCGGATGCGTCAGACGGCTGGTTTTTTGGGGGGGTCAGTGGTCTGCGTAGGGGGCGTAAGCGGCGGTGGGCGGGTGTTTTAGGCCTATGCCCTGGAACCCACGCACGCCTGCGCTGTTGCGCCACTTCTCCAGTCCGCGCGTGATGAGCAGATCGGAGAAGCGCCGCTGCGAACCGATGAATTCGCCCGAGGCCTCGGCCCACTGTTTCCAGTCGGTGAACAGTTCGGCCGTTAGCGACTTGGCGTTGGGCTCGCGCACGCAGCGCTCATCGAGCCAGCGGCCCAGCGCGTCCTCGGATTCGAAATATTCTTCCGTCGCAGACTGCACGCTGGCAGGCGGCTGCAAGCCCTCACGCTGCCACGCCAGGCATCCGGCCAGCGCCCAAGCCAGAATCCCATCGCGCTCGGCGAGCAGCTTCTCGGTCAGGCGACCATCGCGCCGTTCGGGCGGGACTGTCACCGTAAACGGGACCAGGTGCATGCGCCGCTTCATCGCCTCGTCTATGTTGCGAATGGCGGGCTTGTGGTTGCCGACGATGACCGGCTTGAACTGCGGAAAGAACTCAAAGAAGTCCTGACGCATGAAGCGCGCCGAGATCTTGTCGCCGCCGGTGATGGCCTTGACCTTGGACTCGTTCAAGCGCCGCCCCTGTTCGGTTTCTATGGCCGTCACGAAACGCGCGCCGCGCAGTCCGGCCAGATCGGTCGGGTGGCGGTCGCCGCGTGTTTCGACAAAGGTGTCCATCGATGCCGTGGCGGCGTAGTCGCCCAGGATGGTGCTGATCGCGTTGGCAAAGACGCTCTTGCCGTTGGCCCCGGTGCCATACAGAAAGAACAAGGCGTGGGCGCTGGTCACGCCGGTCAGGCAGTAGCCGACCATCCGCTGCAAGTAGGCCTGCAGATCGGCGTCGCCACCGGTGACATCGGACAGGAAAGCCCGCCATTGCGAACATTCGCCGCCCGGTGTGGCGGTCGTGATCTTGGTCATGCGGTCGCTGCGCTCGTTGGCGCGTTTGCGTCCGGTCTTGAGATCGACCACGCCACCGGGGGTGTTGAGCAACCAGGGGTCGGCGTCCCATTCCTCGTTGGTGGCCGCGTGCCGGCGATCTGCACGCGCCAAGCGCTCCACGCCCGAGACGGTGCTGGAACTGGCCAGTTTGGCGGCAATCTTGGGGTTGTCGGCACACACGGCGGCGTGGCGGCAGACGCTGCGGATCAGATCGGTCGCGGCCAGTGTGTCCTCGGTGCGCCATCGGGTGCCGTCCCACACCAGCCAGCGTCCCCAGGTCGCCACGTAGCGCCAATCCCGGTGGTAGCGGCGGGTGAAGGCCAGCGCCAGCGCATCCTCTGTGCCCCAAACCGACTCATCGCTGCTGACGACCGGCTCGGCATCGGCGCTGAGGTCGTGCATCTGCAAACGCGGGCCGTGGGCGAGGAAGGTCGAGACATCGAAGCCTTGCGCGATGGCGTCGGCTGCATCCCAGCCCTCTGTGGCTTCCTCGGGTGGGTAGAGGATGTGGCAGGACTTGGCTGCGGCCGCCAGGATGGCCTGCGCCGCCTGCGTCGCGTAGTCCCAGCCCGGTTTGTCGCGGTCGGGCCAGATCAGCACGGCTTTGCCGGACAGCGGCGACCAGTCGGTCTTGTCCACTGGCGCGTTGGCACCGTGCATGGCGGTGGTGGCCACGATGCCGGCGTCGATCAAGGCCTGCGCGCATTTTTCGCCCTCGACCAGCACCACCTGCGCGGCATTGCCCATGCCCGGCTGGTTGTAGAGCGGGCGCGGGTCGGGCGGGGCCATTTTGCGCCGCTTGGCATCCCAAGGCCGAAACTCCTTCTTGCGCCCGTGCGGGTCGTAGCGGTACACGACGGCGATGAGATGGCCTGCTGCGTCGTGGTAGTCCCACTTGGCGCTCGCCGGGCCGAGCTCATCGACCGGGGCGTCCTTCTTGCTGCTGCGCAGGGGCGCTGAGCGCGCACGCCCCAGCAAATCGGCGGCCTGGTCGAGCACCCGGGGGAAATCGGAGTGAACGTCGGCCCCAAGGTAGGCGGCGATCAAGGCAAAGATGTCGCCGCCATCGCCCGTGGCACGATCCGTCCACAATCCAGCCTTCTCGCCTTCGAGCACCACCTCGAGGCTGTCGCCGGGGCTGCCCAGTGCGTCGCCAATCAGGAACTTGCCCCGGCGCTTCTTGCCTGCCGGAAACATCGTGCCCAGCACCGATTCCAAGCGAGCCAGCAGGTCGGCGCGAATCGCGTCTCGCTCAGCTTCGCGGCTGTTCGTGGCCGCTGGGCTGGGGTCGTTGAAGTCGATCATTCTGCACCCTCGCAAAGCGCTTGCGCGTCTTGGGCGTCGCGGCCCTGCACGGCGTTGCAGCGCGTGGCCCAGGCTGCGAGTTCGGGCAAGCGGTAGCGCACCAGGCCGCCCATGAGGTAGTGCGGTATCCGGTACTTGCTGCGCATGGTGCGGTCGGCAAACCAGTAGTAGGGCAGGCGCAGCGCAGCCGCTGCCTGCTTGGCGTCGATCATCGGCTCGATGGCCTCGGGCGGCGTGTAGTGCTTGCTCATGCTTGCAACCTCCAGCAGCGGTCTTGCCAGGCGCACATCCGGCATTCGAAGTGGGTCGGGTCCAGAT